AGCCACCTTACGGTGACTCGCCCGCGCAGTGCAACACCACCTGCGTTTTAGCAGGAGTGTCTGAATTAACAGACACGTTTTCCAAAGGAGGAAAGATGGCCACAAATTCCCTTACCCGCAAAAGGACCGAACGTTTCGGTCCCTCGCGGATGGGTACTCGTCGTTTCCGACGAGACCGGACTACGAAACAATGGCGTCAAACTATTGACGGCAGAGGGCCGTACTCCGGGTTTGTGGGGAAACAGGTTACTGTTTCCGAAGGTCATCCTTGGCCACCCCCTCGAGGGGTGTTCAAAGGTGACGTTGGTGGGCCATTCTCCACAGTTCGACAGTATGCTCCCTTCAGAAATGAAGGTGTGCATTTTGAAGAACTGAGGAGTTTTAGCTCGGGCGCGGATGATCTGCAACGTGATGTTTCAGAGCATGCGCGAATCCCGGTGGTCATCACGAACAACAGTTGGCCTACATCGCTTCAATCCTCAGAAGAGGATCTAGAAGCCATGGGTGCCACTGCTGTTTCAAGATGCTCACCCACTAACGAAGCGTCTAATCTGCTGACTGCCGTAGGTGAGATTGTGAAGGACGGTTTTCCGGCCTCCGCTTCTCACCGTAATTGGCAGGAGCGTGCTTCGATCGCGCGTAGTGCGGGATCAGAGTACCTCAATCAGCAGTTTGGATGGCTGCCCCTCGTGAACGATGTTCTGCAGTTCGCAGACGCCGTTCGTAATGCCGACTCAATCATGAGTCAGTATGAACGAGATATGGGCAAGCTCGTCCGTAGACGCTATCAATTCCCATCTGAGTTGTCGACAGATCCTGAGGTCGATCTGGGCGCGGCGCTGTTCCCTGACGGGGTCAGCTCCACACCTGGTTCTTCCGCAGTTCTGCCGATAACGCCAGGGCGGTTGGTAAAGTCTGTTGTGAAACAGACGGATACCTGGTTCTCTGGAGCATTTAGTTACGGTATACCTCTCAACTCGACAAGTCGAGAGGGAACCGCAACTCTGGCAGCGGAGGCCGACAAGTTGTTCGGCATTTCGCTAACGCCAGATGTGCTCTGGGAACTCGCTCCCTGGTCCTGGGTCGTCGACTGGTTCAGCAACGTTGGAGACGTACTTTCTAATGTCTCTGATGCGCTGAGTCAGGGCCTGGTTATGCAGTACGGTTACATTATGGAACATACTACCCATAGTGTGACGTACTCGGTAAAGGGCCTCCTTCAAGGAGGAAAACCTATACCGCTCGCTCCAATTCGACTCGTAACAGAGTCGAAGACACGAGTTAGGGCTAACCCCTTTGGATTTGGGGTAAGTTGGGATGGCTTGTCACCATACCAACTCTCCATTCTTGCTGCGCTCGGTATTTCACGATCGTAGCATTAGGCGGTTTTGCACTGCCTAAAAACCACATATCGCTCGACTCGATCGAGCAGAAGGAGCAATGCCCATGTTCACAGATCCGCAATCCGTCACCATCTCGGGTACCGCGATCTCGTTGCCCCGCGTTTCAAACGGGACAAACGAGTCAAAGTACTCGAGTGCTGATGGACTGGTGGACCTGTTGGCCTCCCACGCCTACGGGCGTAGGACCCGACGGGTTCTCCGGTTGGATCATTCGAAGATCGCCGCGGACGTCTTCATTCCCGATACCAATCGGGAAGTGTCGATGTCCGTTTATACCGTGTTCGACCTGCCCACTGTGGGCTACTCGAACACGGAGGCGAAGGCAGTCTATGACGGCTATAAGGCCTTCCTAGCTGCTTCTTCGGATGCTGCCATCACCAAGTTGCTCGGTGGTGAAAGCTAGGCGAGTAGAAGTACTCTCCTTAGTTGTCCTGCTATGTATAGCAGGATTCCTCTGGAGCCTTGTTTTCTTTAGCGACCCTCATAAGGGTTGCTCAGAAAACCTGGGCGTACTCTACTTTCCTAGATCCTGTGTCAAGGTCCATCGATCTAATTCAGATCCCTGGACCGACACGACGGTGCAAAGTCCGCGGGAGGGTTAGTATCCTCTCGCGGGCTAAGCCCGTTGGATCGGAGACATTGGGCTAAGGAAAAGTTATCCTCTAACGATTAGTTAGGAGGGCTTTTGAAAAGCCTAATGTTGCTCTGGAAAACGCTTGCGCAAGAATGCGCAAGCAGGTGCTACACTAGCGCCTCTCAGGACTATCAAACTGTCCTGAGGCGGACCGAGCACGAGGGGTTGTCGTTTCTCACGATAACCCTACCTTCCTTTGGGAAAGACTTCGAAAGAAGTCTTGACCTCGGGTTGGTTGGCAACAACCTCTTCCTTAGTTTTTCAAGGAAGGGTGGTCTCCCCAAATTGTTTTGGGGTTTCCTTTGCCGTGTGTTCGATCCGGCTAGTGGTGTGTTGTTGGACGCGCCAGACGTTGAAGCTATTCAGTCCGTTCGTCAGCTAACGCTGATGTTCGGAAAGATAGCGTTGCAGTGTACTCCCGAGAGGGAAGACGCTGCCTTCGCCCAGTACGTCCAATGTGAGCAGGATGTCAGAGAGTCAGATCAGCTCATCCCAGCCCAAAAATGGGCTTGGTTTGAACGGGTCAGTACTCTTTTGTTTAGCGGGTTGTTTACCTCCGTAGATCGTGAGATCTACTACGGTAGACACATCCCTAAACATGGTCCAGGTGTAACCGCTGACGGACTTTGCGGGAACGCAAAGTTCGAGCAATTCACTTGGCCCAGACGTCTTGATGAGTATTTCCCCATTGGGGATATGCTCCTCCCAAATGCTCGGTACTATGAGCAGTTGGAAGACGTCGACATCCTCGAACCTGGCACCGAAATTCCTGTAAAGGTTATTTCGGTACCTAAGACGCAAAAGACGCCACGGATCATCGCGGTTGAACCAACTGCTATGCAGTATGCACAGCAGTCGGTACTCCGTGAAATCCGGATGGGTATCCCGAAGACAAACTATCTTCGGACCATGATCGGGATAGATGACCAGCGCCCTAACCAGGCGATGGCCAGAAAGGGCTCCAAAGATGGAACCCTGGCTACGCTCGATTTGAGTGAAGCCTCCGATCGCGTCTCTTGTCTGCATGTAAGGCACCTCCTCGTGCATCATCCTCACCTTCGTGAGGCTGTGATGGCGAGTAGGAGCCCGAAGGCAGACGTTCCTGGCTATGGTGTATTACACCTAACCAAGTTCGCGTCTATGGGTTCAGCACTCACCTTTCCGATTGAGGCGATGGTCTTCCTGACCATTACCTTTATTGGTATAGAGCGAGCGCTCAACACAACGCTAACGATGAAGGACGTAAAACGCCTTCATCATGCGGTGCGGATCTACGGGGATGACATTATTGTCCCTGTAGATTTCGTGGACCACGTTGTTCAGGCACTACAAGACTTTGGTCTTGTGGTAAATGAAGGCAAGTCTTTCTGGACTGGTAAGTTCAGAGAGTCTTGTGGAAAGGAGTACTACGATGGCGAGGACGTTAGTATCGTCCGAGTCCGTCGAGTATTCCCGACCAAACGTGGGCACGCCCAGGAAATCATCAGCATCGTCTCGCTTCGTAACCAGCTCTATTGGGCCGGTTACTGGCAAACGGTGCGATGGTTGGATGGTTATATCGGGAAGCTAATAAAACACTTCCCAATGGTATTGCCATCCTCTCCTGTGTTGGGTCGTCACTCTTGTCTGGGCTTTGAAACCCAGCAGATTGGCGAGTATCTCCATAACCCCTTAGTTAAGGGTTATGTTGAATCGTCTCGACCGCCGAAATCCATTCTCGACGGTCCTGGCGCCCTACTCAAGTGGTTCCTCGAGCAGGAGGGCAGTGATCGAGACAACGGCTCCTTGATTGGAGACCGTCTCGCTCATCTGTCACCCAAGGTCGATACCGACCACTTGGAGCGTGCAGGACGCCCCCAGCGCGTCAGCATCAAGCTGGGTGTGTGCTCGGCCGTTTAAACGGCCGTTTCCGACTAATCGTCGGAGGGAGAAACCAAGCCAGCCATTCTTATGGCCTGTTGGCTCTCTAGCGGGGGTAGCCCTCTTTGTAATGGCTACCAAACACGGGCCG